ATTGGCAATTTTTGCAATGTCAGGCGGAAAGTCGGCGTGAGAGAAAGGTTTTAGAGCGATGGCACATAGGGTGAAGGCATCGAGTACCGAGGGCGCGGCGCGCGCGTTTCAGAACGTTCTTGCCGACCCATTGCCGCCGCCGTGGCCGCTTTCGGAGCGTCAGAGGCCGATCTGGGATGAGATCCTGTTGAGGCGCGGTCGCGACGAGTGGCAGGCGGTAGACCTCCGGTTCGCATGGGAATTGGCCGACGTGATCGGGCAGTTGCACGAGGAGGAGAGGCGTCTCTCGGAGGAAGGCCTGATCCTCGAATCGAAGGCTGGGCCGCGCGCCAACCCGCGGGCGTCGATCGTCTTGCGATTGAGCCGTCGAGCCATGTGGCTGGGTGTCTATCTGCGCATTCATCCCGCCTCCGACGCCGGGCATCCTCACCTGGTCGGTGGCATGCGCAAGACGGAGAAGGAGGCGAGGGCAGCGATCGCGATGCCGCCGCCGCCGGCAAGGCGATCGACTGTCGAGGCCCGGCGCCAGGCGCGATTGCTGCCGCAATGACCGATGCTGCAACGGCTCCCCGAGACACGCTCCTGGCGCAAGGTCGCGCCCGAGAAGTGGACGACGGGCGACGAGGTCTGCGGCTTTATCGAAACCTATTGCCTGGTGCCTGAAGGCAAGCTCGTTGGCAAACCGATGCGGCTCGAGCCGTTCCAGCGGAAGTTCATTTACGACGTCTTTGACAATCCCTACGGCACGCGCCGCGCGATCCTGTCGATGGCCAGGAAGAACGGAAAAACGAGTCTGATCGCGGCGCTGCTCCTGTGCTTCGTCGCCGGGCCGCTGTCAGTGAGGAACGCGCAGATCGTGTCGGGCGCGATGAGCAAGGATCAGGCGGCGATCATCTTCTCGCTGGCCGCCAAGATGGTCAGGATGTCGCCCGAGCTGTCGCGGCTCATCCGCATCATCCCCTCGCCGAAGCGCCTGGTCGGGCTCGTCCGCAACGTCGAATATCAGGCAGTGTCGGCCGAGGCCAAGACGGCGCACGGCAAGTCGCCGCTGGTCGCGATCCTCGACGAGCTCGGCCAGGTCGAGGGCCCGACCTCGCCGTTCGTCGAGGCGATCGTCACCTCGCAAGGCGCCTACGAGGCGCCGCTGTTGATCGCCATCTCGACCCAGGCGCCGACCGACGCCGACCTGTTGTCGATCTGGATCGACGACGCGCTCCGCGGCGAGGATCCATACACTGTCTGCCACCTTCACGCCGCGCCGGCGGATTGCGCGCTCGACGACGAGGCCGCCTGGGCGGCGGCCAATCCCGGCCTCGGCTCGATCCGGTCGCGGAAGGATCTCGCCCAACAGATCGAGCAGGCGAGCCGGCTTCCGGCCTACGAGAATTCGGTTCGCAACCTCCTCCTCAATCAGCGCGTCCAGCGCATGGCGCCGTTCCTATCGCCGGCGGTATGGAAGCTCGGCGAGAAGGCGGTGAAGAACGAACTGTTCCGGCCAGGCCGCCGGATCTGTGGCGGGCTCGATCTGTCCAAGCGCACCGACCTGTCGGCGCTGGTGCTCGCGACCGAGGACGACGACGGCCTGGTGCACCTGTTGCCGACGGTGTGGACGCCGGCGGACACGCTGCTGGCCCGTGGTCAGCGCGACCGCGCGCCCTATGGCGCCTGGGCCAAGGAGGGCTTCTTCACGACGGTGCCCGGCAAGGTGCTCGACTACGACTTCCTCGCGGTCAGGACCGGCGAGCTTGCCGGGGCGATGGACATCGAGCGGATCGCTTATGACCGCTGGAACATCGACGTCTTCAAGCAGGCGCTGGCCCGGGAAGGAGTGATCGTCGAGATGATGCCTTTCGGTCAGGGATTCCGCGACATGACCCCGGCGCTCGCCATTTTCGAGGAACTCGCCATCGCTGGCCGCCTGGTGCATGGCGGTCATCCGATCTTGCGTTGGTGCATCTCGAACGCAGTCGTCGAGCGCGACGCGGCCGACAATCGCAAGCTCACCAAGGCAAAATCATTCGGCCGCATCGACGTCGCGGTGGCCGCGATCATGGCGGTGGCGGCCCTCAAGCTGCAGACCGAGCTCGGACTGGATATCGCCACCGTGGTATTCTGACGCGGGGAGCGCGGAGCATGAAGAAAGATGACTTTGCCGGCCTGATCGCCGGACTTGAAAGCCAGGGGTTCAATCGGAGCGAGATCGCCCGCGCCGCCGGGATCTCGCGGAAGACGGTCTGGCGGATCGCTTCCGGCCAGGCGCGCGAGCCAGACTTCAACACCATCCAAAGGCTCCGCCGGTTCGAAGAAAAAAATTTGGGGGGTGTAGCACCTCTGTCCCACAAAATCCGATAAATGGGACGGCACCGCTTTCACCAGCGAGTGCTGCCCGATGCGCGATCTGATCTACCGGGCCGCCAGCGCGGCCAATGAGGACGGGACCGAATTCGTCCTCTCCGACGAGACGCTCGATCGCCACGGCGAGGTGATCAGCGCCGCCGGCTGGGACCTGAAGCTTTTCAAGAAAAATCCGGTCGCCCTGCTGAACCACAACGCCAACGCCATCATCGGCAAGTGGGAGTCGGTTCGGGTCGAGGGCAAGCGGCTGCTCGGCAAGCTCGTCCTGGCGGCCACCGGCACGAGCGCGCTGGTCGACGAGGTGCGATCGCTGTTCGAGCAGAAGATGATCCGCGCCGTCTCGGTCGGCTTCCTCGATATCGAGAAGGAAAAGCTCGACGACGACGCCTCTGAATTCTGGGGCCCGTTCCGCTATCTCAAGCAGGAGCTCCTCGAGGTCAGCCTCGTCGCGATCCCGGCGAACCCCAACGCGGTTCCGACCGGCCGCTCCTTGTTCCACCTTCCCGCCGGCGCCCAGGCGCAGCTTTTCGGCAAGCCCGCCACGAAAGAGCTGCGACCCACGCCGGCGATTCCCCGCGTCCCCGCGAAAGCAACCGATCCCACTAGGGGACCTCCCATGAGACTTGCAGACAAGATTGCGGCCGCCGAGGCCGAGATTCAGCGGATGCGCGACGCGCTGACCGCGATCAACGACAAGGACATCGCCACCGCCCAGGAACTTGAACAGGCCGACGATCTGGCCGAGCGGATTCCGGAGGCGATCGCCGAGCTGGACAAGCTCAAGCTGCGCGAGCGCGCCTTGACCATGCAGATCGAGACGCGGGCCGCATCACCGGCAGCCGCCGCCGATCCGGCCCGCCCGTTCGCAGCGCCGGCTCGCAAGGTCCAGCCGTCCGACTACCTGATCCGCATGGCGGTGGTGAATTTCCTCCAGCACGTCACCCACCGCACGCACGATGCGATCCTCGCCGAGCGGTATCCCGACGAGGTGACCGGCGTGGTGGTCCGCGCCGCGGTCAATCCGGCGACGACCGTGTTCCCGACGTGGGCGGCCGAGCTGGTCGAAACCGCGGTGGCGGAGTTCATCAATCTGCTGATGCCGCTGTCGATCTACGCGCCGCTGTCGGCGCGCGGCGCGCGTTTCACCTTCGATCGGGCCGGCGCGATCAAGCTCCCGGCGCGGTCGGCGACGCCGACTCTGGCCGGTGCCTTCGTCGGTGAAGGCGCTCCGATCCCGGTGCGTCGCGCCGGGCTCACGGCGGTGACGCTGACGCCGAAGAAGATGGGCGTGATCTCGACCTTCACCCGCGAGCTCGCTCAGCACTCGACGCCCTCGATCGAGGCGGTGATCCGCCAGGCGATGGCCGAGGATACTGCGGTGGCGGTCGACACCATCCTGATCGACACCAACGCGGCGACCACGATCCGCCCGGCCGGCCTGCGCAATGGCGTCGCCGGTCTGACGCCATCGGCCGCCGCGCCAAACCTCGCGATGGTCGCTGATCTCAAGGCGCTGATCGGCGCCATCACCGCGGTCAATGGCGGCCGCGACGTGGTGGTGCTCATCAACCCGGCGCAGGGGCTGGCGCTGTCGTTCACCCAGACCACCACCGGTGACTTCATGTTCTCGGGTGTGGGCGAGGCCGGCCAGCGGCTCGGCGTCACCTTCATCCAGAGCACGACGGTCCCGGCCGGGATGGTGATCGCGGTCGATTCCGCCGACTTCGCCAGCGCCACCGGCGACACGCCGGAATTCGACGTCAGCGATCAGGCCACGATCCACGAGGAGGACACCACGCCCCTCCCGATCTCGGCCACCGGCACGCCAAACGTCGTCGCTGCGCCGGTTCGCTCGCTCTGGCAGACCGCCTCGCTCGGCGTCCGCATGTTGCTCGACATGAACTGGGCGATGCGCCGCACCGGCATGGTGTCGTGGATGGAGAATGTCGTCTGGTAGGGGCCCGCCTTTTTGCGATGCCTCGGAGGCGGGCGGCGGCAAGCTGCTCGTCCTCCTTTTGAGGGAGAGAGAATCGACATGGCAAAGCGGAGCGCCAAGAAGGCAAGCCGCGCAGCCGCAGGGCCGCGCTTCATCCGTCCGATCATCGGCCCGTATCGCGGACAGCGGATCTTCGCGGGCGACGACTACGATCAGGCGATCGCCGAAGGCTGGGCGGTCGACGCCGCTGATCCCGATCCCACCGACGAGATCGAGGATATCGACGGCAAGCTCCAGCTCGCCGCCGCGATGAGCCAGAAGTGGGCCGACGCCGGCGGGCCAACCGGAGCGCCCAACATCCCCTCGCCGGTGCTGGCGCCGATCCTCACCGCGATCGATCCGAACACCGCCGAGGTTGGCGCGGCCGATCTGACCATGACCGCGACCGGCGAGAACTTCGACGAGACGAGCGTGATCGTGGCCAACGACACGCCGGTGGCGACGACGTTCGTCTCGGACACGGAATTGACCACGGTGGTGCGTCCCGCTGGCACCACGGCCGGGGTCGTGAGCGTCCACATCGCCACCGGCTCGCTGGTATCCGATCCGCTCGAATTCACCTTCACCGATCCGGTGCCACCGCTGAGCCGCGCGAGGCGCTGATCGTGGGACTGGCAGCGGACCTCGTTCGGCGCATCCTCGCGCCGCTGAGCAAGTCGGCCGAAGGCGAGTATCGGCCAGGACCCTATATCGTCACCAACCCAGACGGCTGGCTCCCGGACGCCTGGGGCAAGTATCTCAATTATTGGCAGATGGGCTATGACCCGATCGGCGGCGGGTCGAACGCGATCGTTCAAGCGTGCGTGCAGGCTTACGCGCAGACCATCGCCATGTGCCCGGGCGATCACTGGCGCGGCGACGACGACGGCGGCCGCACCCGGGTGACCAGCTCGGCGCTGTCGCGGATTTTGCGCAGGCCGAACCCTTATCAGAGCCGCTCCGACTTCGTGCTCAATCTGGCGCGCGATCTCTATCTGCACGGCAACACCTACGCCCTGGCGCTCCGCAACGATCGCTTCGAGGTCGATTCGCTGCATCCTTTCGATCCGAAGCGGTCGCGGCCAATCGTGGTGGAGGGCGAGATCTTCTACGAGCTGGCCGGCAATAACGTGATCGAGAGCGATCGCGCCGGCTTCGGCTTTTCGATCTATGGGCCGGGGATCATCGTGCCGGCGCGGAACGTGCTTCACGTCAAGCTCGACGCGAAGGCGAGCGAGCCACTGGTCGGGATTCCGCCGCTGCGCCATGCCGCGGCGTCGATCGCCGCGCAAAGCATGATCGGCTCGCAGCTCATCAACATCTTTGGCTCGATGTCGCGGCCGGCCGGGGTGATCGAGACCGAGCAGAACATCACGCAAGAGCAAGCGACGCAGCTGCGCACCCGGTTCAATGAGGCCTGGCGGGGCGTCGACAATCTCAACGCCGGCCCGCCGATCCTGACCAACGGCTTCAAGTTTCACGGCATCTCCATGTCCGCCAAGGACACCGAGCTCGCGGCCGCGGCGAAACTGACCACCGACGAGATCTTCATGGTCTACGGTGTGCCGCCCGCGATCCTCGGCATGGGCCAGTCGTCGTTCGCCTCGACCGAGGCGCTGATGCAGTTCTGGCTCGCGCGCGGCCTCGGCTTCGCCATCAACCACATCGAGGTCGCGCTCGATCAGTTCTTCGGCCTCAAGGGCTGGCCGGACGAATACACCGAGCTCGATACGCGGGCGCTGCTCCGGGTCGCCTACAAGGACCGGATCGAGGCGCTGGCCCGCGGCGTCCAGACCGGCATCTACGCGCCCAACGAGGCGCGCAACGCCGAGGACTTGCCGGACGTCGAATTCGGCGACGAGC